GGTTTTTTATCAACTGAAACAGCTTGTTCTAATTGAATATCATCAGGATTAACTAATTGTTTTTTTGTTTTTCTAGCTGGTTTTTTATCAACTGAAACAGCTTGTTCTAATTGAATATCATCAGGATTAACTAATTGTTTTTTTGTTTTTCTAGCTGGTTTTTTATCAACTGAAACAGCTTTAACTTGTTCTAATTGAATATCATCAGGATTAACTAATTGTTTTTTTGTTTTTCTAGCTGGTTTTTTATCAACTGATACAGGTTTAACTTGTTCTAATTGAATATCATCAGGATTAACTAATTGTTTTTTTGTTTTTTTAGCTGGTTTTTTATCAACTGATACAGGTTTAACTTGTTCTAATTGAATATCGTCAGGATTAACTAATTGTTTTTTTGTTTTTTTATTAACTGAATTAGGTTTATCTTCTTTTAATTCATTATCTTCTTTTAATTTAATATGTTTAGCTTCTTCTAATTCATTAACTTTATCTTCTTTTAATTTAATGGGTTTATCTTCTCTAATTAAATTAAGTTCATTTATTTTGTTTTGAAGTGCTAAAATCTCTAATAAATCATTAAAACTAATATTTTTATCTTCAGATATATTTTTAACTAATTGTAAAAATTGCATTCCTGAGATATTATCATCATCATCGGATTCATTATATATCTCTTCATCAATAGGAAAATCATCTGCAAATAAATAACTTTCACTATTTTTATAAACAAATTGCCATCCAATATTAACTCCTTTTATTTTAGCTATTTTTTGTGCATATTTTATTTTATCTGAGTGTTTTTTATTTAAATCTTTATTTATTTTTTCAATATATTCTAATATTTCATCTTCTTCGTCATTATTAATCATTTTTATAATTTTTTTACTTAAATCTACAATATATGTTGCATAATATGGAAATCCATCACTTGTTCTACATAAAATTAATTTATCAGTATTTTTTATATATTTATCATAAATAAATCCAAATGCTAATACTAAAGTTTCAGTCATTAATTAAATATTATAATATTGCTTTAAATCAAATATAGATTTTATAAAAAGAGACATAATAATTTAATTATTTATTGAAGTAATAAAACTTTAAATCTTTTGTTTAAATCATAACTATGATTTAATAAAGACATAATTTCATAATTATATTCATCATATAAAATTTTTTTTTCAATAATATTGACTACTTCTTGATTATCAGAAGCAATATATTTTTTTGTTATAATAAATTCATTTATTCTAGGATATTCAATTATAATTTTATTTAATTTATTTCTAATTTCATCAATTTTTTCTTTTATAATATTATATTCTAATTTTACTTCATTAATAATTTCATCGTATGTAATTTGTGGCATATTTTCCATTTTAAACACATCAGAAATATCATGATCTTGAATAATTTCGTTTTTATTTTTAAATTCTATTTTATTTTTATTAAAATTTAATGTAAAAATGTAACCATAATTCGAATTACAGTTTAATATATACCCGCAATCTATAATATTAATAAAAGATAGTTGACAATTGCGTAATAAACAGTACCAATCACTTGTAGATTTATTACCTACATTTAAATTAGTATAATATTTTGTTTTGTCAATAATTTCTTTTGTTGGATTTGTACTACAATTTTTAATTTTATTAAATTCTTCCTTTAGTTTTTCAATATTTCCAAAATGTTTTATTAGAATATAAATTTCTCTAACTAAAATATCATATAACATATTTGCATCAAATTGAACATGCATATATCTTTTTTTTTTTCCTAAAATATATCCAAATACACCTTGTCCTCCCATATATAATTATTAAAATTTTTTTTTAAGATATTTTAGTAAATTTATTTATTCTTAAATTTATATTATTAAGTTCTTTACGTAATTCTATTATTTCTTTATTTAATCTATATACATATTTCGTTAATGATTCGTTATCAAGTTGTTTAATAAAATTTATGGTATCTTCTGTTTCATATTCTAATAGATTACAACAATTACAAAATAATAAATTATCAGATTCATTATCTGATTCAGTTTTTGTTTGATTATCTAATTCAGTATCGTTGTCTGATTCAGTTTTTGTATCATTATCTGATTCAATATCATTATCAAATTCAGTATCATTATCTGATTCAGTTTTTGTATCATTATCTGATTCAGTATCATTATCTGATTGTTGGTTTAATGTTTTTAATAAAATATTATTATTCATTAAATAAATAAATGATATTTTTTTATCTATATTTCGCAGTAATGATTTACTTTAGTTATTTATAAATCATAATATTTTTAAAGATTATAGTAGTTAATATTTCTATAGATTATTTTTATTTTATATAATATATAATTACCATCATATTGTTAACGCAAATAAACTTTTTTATAAATTTATTCAATGTTTAAGTTAAATAAAAATTTATGCATTCATTATTCCTTCATTATAATACACATCAAATAAAATTTCATTTGATGATAAATCAGATTCAAATATTTTTTTTACTTCTTCATATTTTACATCTGATAAATCTAAAAGTATATTTTCGCATCCTTTAGTTGAAATTTTATTAAATCCATACAATTTAGTTATATTTTTCTTATCTTTTTTTCGAATTAAAAGCATTTTACCTAATTCATTTATAAAATATAATTTGTAAATTTGAGTATTATCTTTTATTACAAAATTAGCTAATTGATCAGATTGTAAAATATTTTCTAATTTTCTTTTATCATATGATATTGCTTGAATATATTCATTTTCATTAATTGATACTAAACTATAGATATTATTCATAATATCAATTGCATTCTATTAAATATATTTTGATTCAATTTTTTCGTAAGCCCTAAAATTCATTTACTGGTTTCTAATTCTTCTTCTAACTATTTAATAAATCTTCATTATGCATTAGGCTTTACTATTCTAATATTATAAATTATTTTATATATTTTTTTAATTTAAAAAATTATATTGTCTTATTTTTCTTTCCAGTAGGTGTAATTTACATTTTTTTTAATCACAAATTATAATATACATATATATATATATTTAATGTGTGATATTATAAATAATAGCATAAATATTAACAAAAATAATTTATTATTCAATAAAGATCATATTGTTTATATTAAAAACTTTATCAATAATGATACTCGTTTAAAATTGTTAAATAAAATTAATAAAAAAGAAGATTCATATAAAATAAGAAATAAAAATTCATTTTTTAGTATTTTAGGTCAATTAGATGCAACTCGAAATACTTCAAAACAAAATATATATAAACAACATGCAGTTATTGGAGGAATAGAAATTCAACAACAATTTCCTGATTTACATTATTATTATCATAATTGTTTTGCTGATACAGTATCAAAAATAGTAGGTAAAAAAGTATATCCAGTAAATGAAATAAATACCATGAATAATTCATTAATAATTTATGAAAATACAGGTGATAGTTTGAGATGGCATACTGATAAATCAATGTTTAATAATAAAAAAGTCTATACATTATTAGTTTATCTTTATAATTCATCCTCCCAAAACTTATGTTATATACAATCTGATAAAAATAAAATATGTTTATTTACAGAGGAAAATTCTTGTGTAATTTTGGAACATTTTACATTAGAACATGCAGTAACACCTTTAAAACAAAATGAAAAAAAAATATTATGGAGTATGACATATGCAGAAGATATGAATATATATAATCCGATCTCATATATGATGAATAAAGCAAAAAATATTTCATATCTTGGATTTGGAGCGTTTAGTCAATTAGATATTTTTATTGTGATATTATTGATTATATTATTTTATATTATTTTTTATTTTAAATATATTTGCCAAAATATAAAAATTTTATATTATCCAATATCATTCATATAATTTGCAACAAATAATTTTATTGATTTTTCTGGATCAATACCAATTAATTGTGTTATTGAACCCTTATAATAATTTTATTGTTTTTATAAAATCAATTAATGATCTATTATTTTGAATGTGTTTTATGTAATCAATTAGATATAGACAAATTGCATCAATATAACCTGATAGTAAACCATATAACCTGATAGTAAACCATATAACCTGATAGTAAACCATATAACCTGATAGTAAACCATATAACCTGATAGTAAACCATATAAAAAAGTATCCATTATAATTAATTTATGTTTTTATAATAAAATAATAATAAAAATAATATTGATAGTGATAAAACTAATAGTTCTAATTCATTAAATGGATATAAATTATTTATTAAATAATACTTAAATATTGTTGCATAAAGTAATAATGATAATATAGTATCAGCAACTGTTGACTCAATATTTATCTTATTTATATTTTGTTTATTTTTAAAAAAATAAATAGGTAATACATGAAGAATTATACATATCGAATTAAAATTGAATACATTTGTATTTAATAACCAATAATATTTATTATAAAAAAAGAAAGGATTAAAATATAACATAACACAAAAACCAATTAATGATAATATATTTGATAAATATAAAGTATTATGAATTTTAATATTATTATATTTAAATAAATTTAAAAAATGAGTTATAATTGAAAATGTAAATAAAAATTTTAAATTTTTTTCCATTTATTATTTTGTAGGATAAAATAATAAATGAGTGATTCTAAAACAAATATTGGATTTTTAGAAAAACTTTTATTATCACACAAAGATATTGAATTAGCTAATTCTGGTCAACCAATCAAAAAACTTTTAACTGATAGTTTTGATACATCTTTAGTTAGTCTTAAAGTAATTTTTATTTTACTTTTTATTGTGATGGCTTTTATGAATAAATATCTTAAATTTATTAAAAAAAATGTTACTGCTTTTTCAATTGAAACAGTAATTTATGGTGTTAGTGGTGCAATACCATTTTTATTTATGGAATCATATAGAAGACTACCAGGAGAAAATAAAAACTATATAACTATGTTTATGATTATGTTTTTATTATATGCATTTTTTAATGTTATTCTCGAAATGGGTGGAATATATGCATGGTTATATGAAGAAGATGAAACATCCTCTAAAGAGGGTGAAGAACATCATCAAACTGAACATCAAATAATCTTTCATAATATGTTAAACTCAATATTTGTTACTATTGCATTGGTGTTGGTTTATATGATTTTAGTAATGGTTTTAATTACATTTGAAGTTTTTGATTTTAAAGTAGAAGGATATGGTGATAGTAATTTAATGATGTTTAGTTTTGAAACTTTATTATTTGGTTTATTTAATGCAATTCCTTTCTTTTTAATTGCATATAATCGTGAAAAATCACATTTTAATTTTAATAAAAATGCAATTGAAGTTGCACTCATATTTGCTAAATTTGTTATTTTACACTTATTATTACAAGGTTCTGGATTTTATAAACACTCATTAGGTTATTAGTTTTTTAATTACAAAAATTTAATATGAATTCTATAAATAAATTTAAAATACTTTAAAAATAAATTATCATTATAATTAATGGATAATTCCAACGATCTTGAATTTGACTTTTCACTTTGCCACGAACATAGTTCTGAAACAACATCTGTTAATGAAATTAATGATTATCCGTATTATAGGTATTGTCTTTGTCAAGGGATTTGAAAATAAAATTAAATCGGAACCAATTCCAATAACTCAAAATCAAATATCACAAAATCCAATAATAAAATCAAGTGATATAAAAGTTTCTTGTTCATATATGAAAATAAAAAAAAATAAATATTCTTATTAAATAAATTAATTATTTATTTAATAAAGTATTTCATCTTAATGCTGAAATTTTTATTGATTCTAATATTTGTGTATTTTCTTTTTGTTTATTATTAAATTCTCGTATTATTGTCATTTTCTGTTGACATGATAATGATTCTATAAAATCAAAATCTTCTTTTAATATTTCTTTATTGCTTTTTATTTTTTGAATTATATTATTAAATATTTTTTCATATAATTTATTAACTTGAGGTTTTTTACTTGTGTTATCTATACATACTATCAAATCATTATCACAATTTATCATTATTTATACTAATATATAATATTTTTATATAATTTTATTATAATATAAACAATTATAAATGTCTGTATGGTTACAAGTATTTGATTTTTACAGATATGATTGTGAAAATAATTCAGAATTTACACAAGTTTAATGATATACCCTTTCAACAAATTATTTATATCCATATGGTAGAAACTTTACCAGATGATTGTAAAAATAAAAAAGTCAATATTATATTTATGTTTATCTGCAATAACTAAAAAAATATTCATTATCAAACTTAAAATTATTAATATTCAAATCCTTCTTTTGTACCCCCATCATATGATTTAGCAAAACATTCATCAATAAGTATTTGATTTATACTTTTAGTATTATTATCATTATATAATTCAACTAAAAGTCTACCATATTTATCAAATTCAAAACATTTAATTTTAATTATTTTATTATTTTTTTCAAGTAATTTTTTACATTCAGTTTTTTTCATTTGATTATTTATTAAACACTCGCATGTTGTAGTTAATTCTATAATTTTATTTCTACATCTATGAGCATTTAAAATTTCTTGGTCTCTATTTGGTTTATTTAATGGTGGTTTCATTTCAGGAGTATCAATACCTAATAGTCTACAATTAAATTTTCTAATTGTGTTATCAACAATTAAAACTATTTTACATGTATCTCCGTCATAAATATCAACAATTTTACCTTGGGTAATTAAATTATTTAAACTAAATAATTCAATATCATCGTTAGTTATATTTTTTAGTTTATTAATTAAATCCATTATATTATATTTAAGAAAAAATAAATTTTCAATACTCTTTATTATTTATTATTAAAATATTTCTATCCATTTATTATCAAAATAATTCTATCCATTTATTAGCAATATCAGACCAACTCAAAATAGTTGATGATTTTTTAAAGACATTACGTAATACATCAAGTTTTTGCTGATCTTTTATTATTTTTACTATTTCTTGTCCAATTGCATTTAACACTCCAATATTTTCAACAAGTTCAAAATGTATTCCTTCTCTTTCTTTGAAAACACCATAATCTGATATTAAAGGTATACAACCAGTAACAAGACTTTCTCTAATTGAAATACAATCTATTTCTGAGTTTGTATTTGTTATATATAATTGAAAACTTGATAAATATTTTTCACGAATAATAAAATCAGTATTTTGTCTACCATGATCAATAACACCCATTGATGAACCAATTAGTTGTTTATAATGATTAACTAAATTTTGATCATTGAACATATTAAGACCATAATATAAATGTAGTTCCGCTTTTGGTTCCATCTTTTTTATAACTGGCCAAATACCTCTAAGAATATGTTCTAATCCTCTAGTATAGTAACTAACATAACAAAATCTATAAGGATTTCTTTGAACATTATCCCAATTTTTTGAAAATTCATTTACTTTAATTCCATTTGGTATTATGGAATATTGATCATTGTTTAATTTTACACTCATATATTTTTCAAACTCTTCTTTATGATAATTACTTTTAAACATTATTTTTGTTAGTTTATTTTTATACTTTGTATATATTTGTTTAGTATGATCTTGATCACTAAAATTATCATGTATATCCCATAATAATTGATTAGATGTCACTTCAAAAGGTAAACAAGAAAATAAACCATATGATCTCCACATTATTACAGTTTTAAATTTATGATTAAATTCAAATAATTTCCAATTTTTATATTCGACCCCATTGTGAATAACATTATCTTTATTACTAGATAATATTTCTCCATATACAGCAACTTTTTTACCAGCTTTAACCCAATTTTCACATAAATTAACAATAGCTTGTTCTGAACCTCCTAAACTTTTATCTTTTGGATCCCATTTATTACACAAACCACCTGTCATATAAACAATATCATAAGGACTATATTCTTCTCTGTAAAATAAGTTTTTCATTCTTTTAAATATATCTGGTGGTATATAACTTGTTATTGGATGATCATTAATTTCACACAATGATGGATTAACACCTAAAGAACCTCCTACACATAATTCTCTTTTATTAAATGTATTATAATCATGACTTGAAACAATAATACATTTTTTTGAATTTAATTGAACCATTGGTTCTCTAAAATCATTTGTAAAACTTTTTTCTTCAGCCATATCTAAACCATCTTGATGCTTATGATTTTTAAGATATTCTTTTTTATATGCCATACAATTATTAGTTGAATGTCTATCGTGAAAACCTTTAAATTTGTATAATTTACCCATAAAATATTCATATAAATAAATATCAGAACATCCAGCAATTAAATATGATGATTTTTCTAAACTTTCAACAGCATGTGAAACACGATCTGGAGGATAATAATCATCATCGTCCATACATACAATTATATCACCTATACATTTATTGTTTCCAATATTTCGTAAATCACTTAATTTTTTACCGGTATATTCAACATATACAATCTTCATTTCTCCATTATGATTTTTAATTAAATTATTAATATTTTTACTGTTGATTTTAGCATCATCTTCTGTTTTACTTCCTTCAACAATAACCCATTCAATTATATTTTTATAGTTCTGTAATTTTATTAGGTCATATAAATTTTGTAAACATTCAAATCTTTTAAGCTGACTAATAGTAATAATAGAAGCATTTGATTTTTTTTTTATTATTCTAGTAGTTTTATTACTCATTTAAGATTTTATGTAGAAATATCTTTATATCTATTTTAATGAATAATATTTATATAAATATTAGTCGACGTTGTTAATTGATTTATATTATAATTTATTATTAAGTTATAAAAACCAACATCGACAAAATCTTTTTGATTTATTACAATTCCACCAGTTTTTGAATTTAATAAAATACCTTTAGGTAAATTTTTACAAGAAAATAAACCTCCATCATTACTTATTTCTGGATTATTAATTATATAACGACTTTTATATTTAATATTTATAACAGATAATTCATAATTAATAGATGGATTCATTATAATTGTTATGTTTGATTTTAAAGTATTTTTTTTAAATTTATAAAATACATTAAATATATATTTACCAATATTTAAATCATTTAATTCAATGATACCATTATTTTTATCAATTGTTACATGCTGATTATTTGTATCAATATAAAATATTCCTCCATCAGGATAAAACTTTGGTGCATTAATAAAACATTTAGACGAAACACTATTATATATTATATTAAATATATTTTCATCATAATAAAAGTAAGGATCAATAGTTACAGTTAAAATATCAGTAATAATAAATGTATCAATAAAATATGAAATATATAAAGTATAATTACCAATTTCTAATTTAGGATTCATATATATTCCACCATCATTTGTAATAATAATGTCATCATCATTAATTATATTATCAGATTTAATATCTATATTAAATGTACCATTTTTATGTGAAAGTTGTGGTGGATCTATGGACAAATTTTTATCATATTTTGTTATATAGTTTTTATTTATATAATTAATTGTTGGTTCAATAGATAATGTAATAATAATACTGTTTTTTATACTATTTACAATATATTCGATATTGATATTATGTATACCTATATTTAATTGTTGTATATAATCAATATTAATTTCTGTTTTGGAATTATTATATGAAGTTGGTAATAATATATTACCAACCGATGAATTTATTTGACCAATTAATGGGAAAAATTTACAGTTATTTATTGTAAAAATATCACCATATTTAATTATATAATTATCATTCTGTAAAGTAATAGTTGGTTTACAACAAAGTGTAATATTATCAGATGATATAATGTCATTAATTACATAATTAATTGTAAGATCATATAATCCAGGAAAAGTATTAAATGATGAAATTTGTCCATTATTATTAACATTAATATTTTTAATATTTTGTTTAATAAAAATTTTACCATTTGAAGGTTCCATTATTGGTATTTCAGTTGTTAAACCATTATTTGTCATAATTTCTAGGTATTTATTTTTATATGAAAAATTAGGCAAAATTGTTAATGTTATATTTTCTGAATGTGATAAACTATTAACCAAATATTCAATTATAAAATTATATTTACCAATTTCTAAATTCTCGATATTTAATGATAAATCATCAATTTTAAGATTTTTTGGTTTATTATTAGATGAAATAATACCTGAAGATACATATGAGGGTATTTGTTTATCTTTATTAAATATTGCTATTATATTTGAATCAAATACTTTTATTGGTTTTGAAAAATATTGTAAATATATTTTTTTACTTATATTATTAAAAGTATATGTTATTGGTATAATTATATCATCATAAATATTTTTATATAAAATTCTATTTTTCTTTATTTCTAAATATTTATCATTAAAATCAATATGACCACCATCAGGATAAAAATTAATTGTTTTTTCATTTAAACCAACTTTTATTATTGGTAATATTTGACAAATAAAATATGTTTGATATATTTTATTTTGATGTGAATAATTTATAAATATTTTATATGTACCAACATTTAACGAATTAAAATTAGTAATTTTACCATTAGAATTTATTATTAAACCATATTCTAAAACAGAAAAATCATAAATGTCATGATTTTGAACTGAAAAAAATGGTTCATTTATAAATGTATTATTTTGATATTCAATTATCACATTTTCATAATATAAATATGGATTAATAGTTATATCAAATTTTGTACTGAATTGTATTTTATTATATTCATAAATTACACAAAAATCATAATTGCCAACATTAATATTTTCACTTATTTGAATTGAACCATTAGAACTAATTTTAATATATTTAGATAAAGATAATTCAGAGTTTAATGAAAATTTACCTCCATATGGATTAAGATAAGGTTTTTCAATAAAATTATCAATACCATTATAAAAAGTATAATCGCAAAAATCATATAAAACAACAGGAATAATACTAAAAACTAAATTTGAATTTACTATCTGATTATTATATGAGTACTTAATATTTATATCATAGTTTCCAATATTTGCTTCATCAATAACAATTTTTCCGTTAGTTTCATCAAGATAAATATTATTTGATAATATTTTTGAATCAGTAAAAAATTTACCACCACCTGGATTAAACGTAGGAACTAATGTAGTAATATCTGTTTTATATTTAATTAATAAATTATTATTGTTATATATTAATATTGGATTAACAATTATTTTAATTTCTGTACTAACCTCAATATCATTAAAACAGTAAAATACTTTCACAACATAACTGTCTGGTAATAAATTTATAACTTTAATAATTCCAGAATTTTCATCAATTAAAAAACCATTTATATCATTTTTTATATAAAATTTACCATTATTTTGTGTTACTGATGGTACTAATGTTTTATTTGTTCCAAAATTTATTATAATGTTATTTTCTTCATAAAAAAACATAGGTTTAATAATTAATTCTAAATTGACACATGTTATATCATAATGAACATTAATAAAATATTTACCGATCTCCAAATTACTTATTTGTATTTTACCAGTATCACTAATTTCACCATATGGTTCTACACTAAATACTAATTTTTTTGGTAAATAATTTAATGGATTAATAATTAATGATTCATTATAAACCCCTTCATATACATTTTGAGAATAAACTAATAATGGTTTTATTTTAATACTTATATTTGAATTTATTTTTATTTTATTAACAGAATATTCAATATTTACATCATATTTATTAATATTTAAAACTACATTTTGTTTTTGTGAAATACAACCTTTTCTATCAATTACAAATAAATCACTATTTAATTTAAAAATACCAGATACTGGTGAATATGAATTAGGTAAAATATTAATTTTATCACCAAAATTAAAAACATATTCATCATCATAAATTATTTCTGGCAAAACACAAATATTAAAATCAAATTCATCATCAATTTTATTAATTTTATAATTTATTTTTATTGTATGATTATCAATTTCTAAATTATTTATAAATAATTTATTATCTTTAATATAAACTTTTGTTTTATCAATTTTACTAACAATAGAATACTTCATATTAAAATCATTATCATGAAAACTAATTATTTCTTGTTTTCCATATACTATTTTGGTTGTTTTATTAAAAAAAAGATCTACAATTATATTGAAATTTGATATTGATTCTACTCCATTAATATTATAGAATAGAGTTATTGGATAAATATCAGGTAAACAATTTTCTAAAATTGTAATATTTCCGGTTTTTTCTTCTAATTTCATATTTTGTGGTAACATTTTTATTTTAACATCATAATCTGGTGGATTTAAAACGGTTGGACTTATTATATTTGTTATTCCATATTCAATATAATATTTTTCTTCATATAATATAGTAGGTTTAATTATAATTGAAATATCAGTATCAACATTAATATTATTCAAATTATATGTAACTGTAAAATTATTTAAACCAATTAATTGGCTGGTTACTGTAACAACACCATTTTTATCAATTGTTATATTATTATTATTTGTTTTAAATATACCATTATTTGGGTAAAATGTTGGAGGAACACACGTAATTTCAGATCCATAGTTAAATTCATAATTAGTTTTATTATATTCAACAATTGGTTTAACTATTACAGTAACAATAGTTTTTGATTGGATATCATTAAATACATAATTAATATTAATATTATATTCTTTAACATGAAGTTTATCAAAGACATAAATTTCACCAGATAATTTATCAATAGTAATACCCTTTATTTTATTAGTTATTTCAAAATAACCATTTTCACTAATATAACTTAATTTTGGTTTACTTATAATTATTGTTTTTCTATAATCAACATAGTAAATATCATTTTCATATAAAATTTTTGAATATACAGTAATATCAAAATTAATATTAAAATCAATATTTTTATAAGTTGCATCTAAAACAAATTTATATAATCCAATATTATCTGTTAAAATTTCAATTGTTTCATTTGTAATTTTATAATTTTGTATTATAGTTCCTTCATAATAATTATTTATTTTTAATATATTTTTACCATTTAATATTGTTTCATAGTTTTGAATAAAAGTGTCTGGAAAAACTGTAAATAATATTTCATTATATGCTAAATACCCATTTAATTCATAAAAAACCACTATATTATAATTAGATATTATTGCATTATTTTTGCATAATATTTCACCTGTTTTAACATTTATATCAAAAAACTCATAATTTTCTGCAAAGGAAAACATACCTCCTTCAGGATATATAATAGGTGGTTTTGAATTGAATTCAGTACCATATTTTATTTTATAAATAGAATTATCATATTTAAATAGTGGTATAATTAGAATTTGATATAAGTAACTCTTATTTATATTTAAAATTTTATAACTAACATTAAATGTATAATTACCAATATTATTATTTTTTAAAGTGATTATACCAGTATCTCCATTAATATTTACAATACTTTGTGGATTATTAACAGTAAAATAACCTTTATTGCTAATAATAGGTTTACTTGAATTAATAATTTTTTCACATTGAAATATATCATTAAAAGATTCAAAACTAATATTTTTTTTTTTATAATAGTTAATAAAATCTTTATTATATATTGTTAAATCAACTTTATTATAAAAAAATTTTGGTAAAATTTTAACATTTAATGTATTTGTTAAGTTAATTTTATTAATCTTATATAGTATTGATAAATCATACGAACCAACGCCTAATTCATTTGTAAAATGTAAAATACCATTATTTTTAATTGTAATACCCTTTGGATTGTTAACAATTGTAAAAATACCATCTTTTGGTTGATATGTTGGCATATCTGAATAAAACTCAGTACCATAATCAAAACTTATCTCAGAAGATTTATATTCAAAAACAGGATTTACAATTAATTTTATTGTCTTTATTGTTTTTATATTTTTAACTTCATAAATTATATCAAAATAATAAATATTAACATCAATATTAAGATTAATACTAAAAGTTCCATTAGGATTTAAACTTATAATATTTGATTCAGTATAAAAAACACCGGAATCAGGGTAAATTTTTGGTATTTTTGAAATATATGTATTTCCATATTTAATATTGATTAATGATTCACTATATTTAAGTATAGGTAATATATTGATTTTTATTGTAGTACATAATATTTGATTACAAGAAAAACAACTAACATTAAATATATATTGACCTACATCAAGATTTTCAATATGTATTATACCATTATTTTTATCAATACTTATACCACTTACTTCTTCACTTAAAGTAAACTCATTAGAAGTTGAATTAATACTAGGTTCAATATTGGTGATTTCTCCATAATTAAATTCATATGTTGATATTTGATAATTAAATGGTGCCAAAACTGAAAAGATAACTAAATGAGATATACTAAATCCATTAATACTATATTGAACTTCAACTTTATACTCACCTAAATCAATATTTTTATTTATTTTTAAAATACCTGTGTTTTTATCAATTGTTATATTTTTATTATTTTTGATTAATGAATACTCTCCATTTAAAAAATTAGTTGTTGGAGTAAATTCTGTTTCAATACCTTTTATGATGGTATTACTTTTTTCATATGTTAAAAATAAGTTTTTTTTTATTGATATATTTTTAAAAATTTCAATATCATTATAAACATATTTAAGAGTAAGATTGTTTATTCCTAATTGTAAATTATCACCTAATATTATTTTTCCATTATTTTTATCAATACTGATATTATCTATGTTTTCTACAATTGTTAAAACCCCATTATTAGGGTTAGTTATAACTGAAATATTAACATCATCAAACTTAATTGTTGGTAATACAATTATATTTATATTCCTATTCAATATTATATCATCAATGCAATATGTAACATCTAAAATATATTTATTTACTTCAATATCAAGTTTGTTTTTAATAACACCATACTCATCAATTATAAATTTATCATTATAATTATTTAATAAAAATGTTCCCTTATTAAATAATATATTTGGTTTTATTATTATTTTATCTTTATAATTAATTGTAATATCAGAATAAAATAAATTGGGTGCTATATTAATTTTTATTTTTTTATAAACTGTTAGAATCTTTTCATATTCAATATCTAAAAATATAGTACCAATTATGTATTCTTTTATTTTAATTTCACCTGATCCATTAATAAAAAAATTATCATTATCAAGTATTTTAAATTTTCCACCTGTAGGATTAATTTTATTTGGTATTATTAATATTTTATTATCAATAAAATCATATTCATCATTATAACTTATATTTGGTAAAACATTAAAAGAATAATTATATTCTGTAAAAATACTATTATATATATATTTAACGAAAATATTATAACTACCAATTTCAATACTGTTTCCAAATGTTAATATACCAGTATTATTATCAATTATAATATTTTTATTGTATGTACAAGTAAAAATTCCACCAGTAGGATTAAAAATAGGACTCTTACTTTTAGATTTAGTATTATAAATTATATCAATACTATCATAACTTAAGGATGGATAAACATTTAAATTAAATGTAATTGTTTTTATAGATTCATTAACTTTATAATAAATAGCAAAATTATATATTCCAGGTAATAAATTCTTTGAAATTATAATTTCACCTGATGTTTTATCAACAATAAAATTTTTATCATTAGATATAAATTCACCACCTATATCAATTATTTGAGGTTCTTTTATAATAAATTCTGAACCATAAATAATACTATAATTTGTTTCTTCATAAAATATGTCTGGACAAACAAAAACATTAATTTTATTAGTTGATGTAATATTTAAAACTGTATAATCAATCTCAATTAAATATAAACCAATATTAATTATGTTATCAATATAAATTTCACCATCATTATTTATTTTAAATAAACCATTATAATCATTTTTTAGTGAAAATAAACCATTATTATGAGTTGTATTTAGTGGTTTTATTGTATTAATTATTTTTTTATCATAAAAGAATTCGCTATCATAATTAATATTTGGTTTTATCAGAAAATTAATAGGTATTTGTGTTATAATTCGATTTAATGTATAATTAACAAAAATAAAGTAATCGCCAATAATAATATTTTTGTTTACATTTATTGATCCATCAATATTTATTTTTAAATTTTTATTATTAGATTGTTTATCTATTGTAAATACACCACCTGAAGGATTAACTAAAGGTTTATCAATAATATTATTAATTCCAAAAAATAATTCAATATCTTTTATATATTCAACAATTGGAATAACTGTAAATTTAATAGTTTTATTAAATGAAAAATTATTATATTTGTATACGTAATTAATTAAATAATCTTTAACTTCAGGTTTATTAATAACAATTTGTCCAGTGTTTTCATCTATTAATAAATTATCACCTTTATATAAAAATTTACCACCATTATGTTTTATAATAGTTGGTGCATCTATTGTAATATTTTTTTTATATAAATATTTATCTGCTAAAACATAATCAATATTTGGTGAAACAATAATATTTAAGTCTTTTTTTATTTCAATTAAATTTTTTGTATAATAAACAAATAATTCATAATAACCTGGTTCTAATGATATATTATTTATTATTGAGTCAGTAAAATCATTATTATTTTTATCTTTTATTATGATATTTCCATTATTTTTAAAGTAATCAAATTGTATAAATGAATTTGAAGCATATAATATTTCTATATTTTTTTCAAAAATAATACTAGGTAATACAGTAAAATTTAGTTTTAAATCATAATCATTATTATTGAATTTAATATTAACAATAATATCATAATTTCCAGCTTCAAAATTTTGAAGTGTTATTAAACCATTATTTTTATTTATTGAAATATTTTTTTCATCAATACTGAATGTAATTTTAGAATCAGAATTTATAGTAGGTTTTTTAATATTAATATTTGTATTTTCGATTAGATTGTCCAATTCATAATTAATATTTGGAATAACATATATTTGAATTTTATTTTCAAAATTTTTGTTATTTGATAAATAATTAATTGTTAATTCATAAATATTTGTACATATATTTTTATTTTGATTAATAATAATAGAACCATTACTAATATCAATTAAAAAATTTTGATTATCATCAACTACTAAATCAAATACACCATTATTATAATTTAAATCATTAATAATAGGAGGACTAATAGTTAATGTTTCATTATATTTTAATTCATATTTAAAATTATCATAATTAAAAACTGATATAACATTTAGTTTTATAGGTATATTAATTATTGTATTATTTATATCATAATTAATATTAAAATCATAGTTACCAACATTTAAATTTTGAATCACTAATGAGCCATTAAAATTATTAATACTAATTGGTAGTTCAGATGACTCAATACTAAAAGATCCCATTAATCCATTCGGATAAATAGTAGGTAATTGTGAAATAAAAGTTGTATTATTATAAACAGTTAAAATATTGTTATCATTATAAGTTACTTTTGGTAAAATTGTTATCTTAATTTTTTTATTAAGATTTAAATTAAAAATATTATAATTAATACCGAATGAATAAATACCAACAGGATTTAAATCAAAATTGATTTTACCATTTTCATTATTAATAAAACATTTAAAATCATTATTATCATAATTTAAATAAAAAATACCACCAAAAATAGAAAAATCCTTAAGATTTAATTCAACAATATCACCATAATAAAAAACAAAATTATCATTTTCATAATTAAAATCAATATTTAAATATAATTTATAATTATTTTCATCAATAAAATTAATATTATCAAATTTTAATTTATTTTTAAGACTCAAAATATTAATTGATGAAGAATTTAAAGCTAATAATCCAATGCTATCATAATTATTGGTGATTTCAATATTATCAAAATCTATAATTACATTAATATCGGTGTTATCTAATTTAATTTGATTAATATTTTGTAAATTATCTAGTTGATAATCAACTAATAATAGATTTTTATTTTTATTTGTCATATAATTAAATTATAACTAGAAATTATAATTTAATTATAAGCGTAAATTTTATATTTTATATTTATTCATTGTGTAAAATTTTATATTTATTCATTGTGTAAAATTTTATATTTATTCATTGTTAAAAGTTTTCTTTTATTAATAATTTTTTGTATTTTATTAGAATACTTATATCTAAATTTTCCTGCAGACCATGATTCAATTGGTAAGTTATTAATTACAATATTATCTGTAAAATAATTAGGTAGTTCAAAATTATAATATACAATTTTTGTATTCATTCTTTTAAATAAAGTTATATTATCAGATGGTATCATCCATTCATTAGTAGTATCAGGAAGTAATATAGCATGAGTTTCAGATAAATATGTTTCTTTATTTGGTAAGTTGGATCCAAAAAAGTCTTTAGGTATTATTACAGGATATTCATTATTTTTTGGTTTTATTATTTCATATTTTAAAATATTAACTATTGGAACAGTTCTTCCATCCGAAGTAACAATTAGATCATCTACTTTAAGATTATCAACAAACTCATAACCTTCTGGTGTTTTAATTAATGAATTACTTAAAATACATGGTATAGGAACAATATTATATAAAACTTCTGTAATTGTACTTGGTAAATATCCTGGTGTAAAAGATATTGCTTTAACTTTACACTTTTCTGTAATTAAAAATGGAACTGTATATAAATTACTATCAACAGTTGGGTCAGTATTATTTAATGTATAATAAATAGTAGAACCAGGTAAAGCAGTAATAGTCACATTAATACTTCCATAAAATAAATTTCCAAAATTATTTGTAGGACTGATTGTAGGAGGTGTATTATTTTTTGTATTAGCATCTTGTACATAAAAATCTGATAAATATCTTAAATTAGCTAACCACAAATTATTACCTATATATGTCATATAATATTGATATTTTGGATTGATTGAATTATTATCATTTAACTCGGATATTATAAGTTCTGTAGTTGGATCGGCATTAGGTAGTTCAAATGTAAATGTTACGGGATTTTGTAAATCATGATTAAGATTACCATTTATATAAGATTTTATATCAAATTTAGCTATAGCTGATGGAGTTTCCGAATCGACTGCATATGCAAATCCACTTATACTTGTATATTTTAATTGATATGTTTTATATTCTAAAACATTATCATCTATATTTGGTAAATCAACAGATATTGGCAATGAATATAAATTATTAGTAACAATTAATGTAAAATCTATTGTAAGGGATTGTTGTGCATCAAACACTAATACTTGAATATTATATGTTTTACTATCTAAAATATCACTCCAATATATAATGCCAAAATCATCAATACCAAGACCATTAACTGGTTGTTTAATAATAAAAGAAGGATTATTTAAAGTATCTGAAATATTTGGTTTTGGTGAATTTCCTATTGTACCTTTATTTATTTTTATAATATTTGGATTGTAATTTGCATATTCAATATTACCAACTGTATTTAAATCAGGATTAACATAATAATTATCTAAATCTGGTCCACCTAACTCAATATCAGTAACATTTACAGGTGAATCTAATGCTACATCAGGTGATAAAAATGATGCATTATATGATAAAACAAATACTTTATCATTATTAATTACACCAGTTAATTTATTTGATTCAACTTTTAAATCACTTGTGCCATCATAAATTTTATCTTTAATAACAAATGTTAATTCTATAGTTTTAGATAAAACAAAAACTTTACATGGTGCAATTGTCATAACACCATTGTATATATATTTAACATTTAATATATAGTTATTTTTCTTAACTATTGATGATATATTTATACTACCATTATTTGGATTGATAGTTATACCATCAATACTATCTATTAAATTAAAAATACCATTAATTGGATTGATTATTGGGGTATTAGTAAATCCATTGATTCCATATTCAATATATAAAGCATCATTATCATTATAAAAAACTTCTGGTTTAACTGTAATATTTATTGTTGTATAAGAACTAATATCATACAATACATAATAAATATTCATATTATAACTACTTATATCGGTTAAATTATTTATTGATATAATACCAGTATCATTATCTAAATTTATATTATAAAAATTTTGATAATTATAAAATTTTCCACCATCTACACTAACAATTGGTTGATCTGTACTTGAAATATTACCATAAGTAAATTCATAATTTTGTGGATACTTAATAATAGGATTTATTTGAACTAATATATTTGATATATTTGATGCATCAGTAATGCTGTATACAATATTAAAATTAAATAATCCTATTTCTGTACCATTAATAGTTATTTCACCAGTATATTCATTTTTAAGAGTTATAAAATTATAATTTGAAAATAATATAAAAGTACCAAATAATGGATTATATAATATTGGTAATATTGATATTGTGTTTCCATAATTTAATACATATGAATTTTCATATTGAATATTTGGATTTACAATAAATTTATATAAATGTATATTGGTTAAACTATTTTTTGTTATAATTACATAAAAACTATTTGAACCAACAACTAAATCATCTTTAAATTTTATAATACCAGAAGAACTATCAATAGTTATCGAATCTATTTGAATAAATTTTTCAGGTATAAATTCAATTGAAAAATTTGCATTATTTGTATTAGTTATTGGACGTTTTGAATAATTTTCTAAACCATAATTAAATTTATCATCATCATAATAAATAGAAGGTAAAACACTATGGGTATATGTAAATGTATTTATTAAATTATTATATTTATAGGCAACATTAATATTATAAATATTAACATTTACATTTGTATCAAAATAAATATTACCCAAATTATCAATTTGTATTGATGGATTAGAATTATTTTGTAAATAAAAGTAACCATCAATGGGTAAAACAATTGCTGAAATTGTAGTAAATGTAGTTTTACCAATATGCTGTGTATTATTTTGATTATAATTTATATATGGAACAACATTAAAATTATAGTTATAAACTGTTGATATAAAATTTTTTGTATATTCAATTGGAATAATATAATTACTTACATCTAATTCTTCATTAAATTTTATTATTCCATCATTAACAACATTACCTATATTAATATTTAAACTTGTAAATAATCCATTATTTGGATTAGTAAATGGTATTGTAGAATAATTATTTTGTTTATAAACAACTTTATTAATTATAGAATAATAAAATATAGGTTTAACAATTAAATATATATTGTAAGTTGATTGTACATTTGCATATTTATATCTCGAAGAAATAATATAACTACTTACATCTACATCATTAATTATTATAATACCAGATACTGTAATACTAATTTTATTTGTTGGAACGTAATTTAAATAATTATCATATACTTTAACTTCAAATAATCCACTTTTTGGATTAATAAATGGTGATTTAGTAATATAACTATTATTATAATTAAGTATAATTGATGAAATATCATAATAAATATATGGTTGAATTATTAAATTAAAAATTACAGATTTAGATAAATTATTTACTGAATATGACACTGGAATATTATAATCAAAAATAGGTGTATTATTTTTAAATTTTATAATACCATTAGATGAATCGATACTTATGTTATAATTAATAAAATTATATGGTATTGTAAATAAACCACCTGTTAAATCAACATATGGACTATTAGTAGTTCCTCCAAAGGAATAGTTTTCTATTTTAATAGAAGGATTATATGATATTAGTGATAGTACATTAACATAATAGAATACTTTTGTTGTAACATTATTATATAAATAGTTAATAACAAATGTGTATGAACCAATTTCTAAACCTGAAAAATTTAATAGTCCTGTTGTTGAATTTATATTTTGATTATAAATATTATTACTAATATCAAAAACGCCACCATAAGGTATTACAGTTGGAAGTAATGAATACCCTTCATTATTATATAAAATATTTAATACATTTGTTTTGTATGTAACTGTTGCAAATACATAGACATTAAACAAAAATGTTGATATATTTGTTTTAATATAGTTAATACCTAAGTTATAATTACCTATAATTATATTATTATTAAAAACAATTTGACCATTACTTTTAATTTCTGTTTTGTTAAATAAATTAAAATCTACAGGATTTACAAATTTAAATACACCACCAGATGGATCATAATATGGTATAGTTGTTTGTGTAAATGTATTATTAGTATTGTAATATATAATAATATTTTTATTTGAATAATTAAAGTTGGGATAAATATTAATTTTAATTGGATAACTTGTTTTAAGATTTTTAATATAATATTCTGGAATATATGTGTAACTATTTACTTTTGGTTTATTATAAATAAAAATTTGTCCTGTATATTTATTAATTTCAATATTATTTTGTATTAAATTATTACTATTATCTTTAAAACAAAATATACCCCCAATAGGAGATATTATCGGTTCATTTGTTTTATAAATTATATTTTTATTTGTATCTATAATTTGACTATTGTAAAGCAAATTAATAGAGTTTGAAATATCATAACTTAAATATGGATCAACATTTAAAATATAATTAAATATATTAGATAAGTTTTTAACTGTGTATGATATATATGTATTGTATATACCACTATTAATATAAGAATTAAAATATATTATTCCTGATAATGAATTTATGTATAATTTTGAAGATTGAATTCCATAATCATCTAAATTATAAAAACTCCATACACCTCCAGTTTCTAATCCAATTGGAATTTCAGAGTTATCCATATCACTATAACTTATTGTTTTTCTTCCAATAGGATAATTAATATATGGAATTACAACAATATTATAATTTGTTAAAGTAAAAGAACTATTATAAACATATTTTAATGTGATTGTATAATTACCAACAAATAATTTATTAATAAAAATAACTCCAGAATATAAATTTATATCAAAATTTTCAGATTTTTGTCCACTAATATCATATAAATAAAATCTACCTCCTCCTGTTAAAACATATGGAAAATCTGAATAACCAGATGAATCATAAATTAATGTTTTAGTATCATTTAAATAATAAAATATTGGTTTGATATTAAGATAGAAATTAGTTATATTAGATATATTATTTAATTTATAATTAACTTTAAAATTGTATAAACCAACATCAATACCTTTGTAAAATGATATAACTCCTGTTTTATTATTTAAATTTATTTTTCCAATTTGATTAATAAAATCCTTTGTATTACTAAAACTAAAAAATCCACCTGATTGATCTCTAAATGGAATTTTTGTTGTACCAACAGTTTGATATCCTAATTCTAATGAATCAGGTGTATAATAAATATTTGGTAAAACTGTATAATTAAAATTAACATTAGAACTTAAATCTGTTATTATATATTTAATATTAAAATAATAAAAGCCTACTTTTATTTTACTTCCAAAATATAAAATACCTGATAATGGATTAAAAATAAGCTTATAATCATCATAAATATCAATATTTGTAGAATTATATCCAATACCTAATGGAAATGTACTATTTACTAACTTTATAATAAAAGTACCATTATATTCTTTCGCAGTAGGTAAATCTGATTTAAATGTATTACCATAAATTGATAAATAATTTGTATTAATATATTTTAATAAAGGGTTAATGATTAATCTATAATTATATATAACACTCATATTATTAAATGTATACTGTATAGGTAAAATATATTTTCCTACACTATTAATATTTGAAATAAACAATCTACCACCGGAAGTATCTATTGAAAAATTTGGATCAATTGATGTATAAATGCCTCTACTTGGATTAACTTGTGCTAATTCACTATAATAATTAGAACCATATATAACTTTTAAAAAACCAATTGGATATGTAAAATTTGGATAAACACTAACTGTAAACGGGACAGTTTCAGTTGATGAATTAACTAAATAATTAGCTAATATATTATATAAACCAACTTTTAATAAAGAATTTGTTTGTATCAACCCATTACTAATATCTATTTTTATATCTTTTGATAAATTAGGATTATTAGGATCACTATTTTGAAGATAAAAAATACCACCTAACGGTATATAAAAAGGATAAACTGAATTTATAGGATTTGTATATGTCATTTGAATATAATTTGGTATATAATTTATAGTTGGTTTTACAACTAATGTATAGTTTATAACAATTTCACTTTCAAAAAGTAAATATCTTAATCCAACATAGTAAACACCTGCATCTAAGTTTGAAAATTTTAATTTACCATCTATTGCATTTATACTAAAGCCTGATATTGTTTCAACTAAACTATATGTTCCTCCTGGAACTTCCTCAAAAGGTTTATCCGTAGTGAAAACACTATTATAAGGAATTATTTCATATGGAGGTGTATAATATATACCAGCTATTATAAATAAATAATATGATTGTGTTGTTGTTACATTATTATATGTATATGAACATGTTAAAACCCAATAACCTGCATTTACAAAACCAAATCTTATAATACCAGTTACATGATCAATACTAATACCTGTATATATTAAACTAATTCTAGGAACTGTTGTATCATAATATCCACCATATGGTTGTCCTATTGGTAATTCCGAATAACTTATATCATGGTATAATGTTCTTAAATTACCAATTGGATATAACATATATGGTTTCATAATATATGTTAACATTACTGAATTTAGAATATTATTAAAAATATAATTAACTACAATATAATATTTACCTACTTCAATATTTTTATCAAAATAAACTTTTCCTGTTTCTTGACTAATTTTGATATAACTTATATCAAAATAATTTTGAACTATTGAATTTGATGAATCTATTGTTGTTAAATAAAAATATCCTCCTGGGGGATTATTAAATGCATTACTTGTACTAATTGATGTATCATAAACAGTATTTAAAAATAAAGAATCATAATCTATCAAAGGATAAACTAAATATTTATAAGTAAAAACATTTGTTACTCCATTTAATTTATAATAAATATTAAAATTATAATTATCAACATTTAAATCATAATTAAATTTAATTTTCCCATTTGATGTATCAATTATTAATCCAGTGTAACCATCTGTATAAAATATACCTCCTGCTTGATCTACAAATGGTATTTCAGAATATACAACTGAACTATATAGTTTTGATCCAACACCAATAGTATATTGAATTATTGGAATAATATTCAAAATAAGTTCAGTACTATTCTGTACATCATTTATTATATAAGTAACCAATAATGTATAAAATCCAACATTTACACTATTAGTTATTGTTATAATTCCAGTTAAATTATTCGTATTTATCAAATTATTACTTATCATATCACCACTAATATCAGAAAAAATAAAAATTCCTCCACTAGGATCTACATATGGTATTCCTGAATCATACAAATCTTTATAAAGTATATAATTATTATTATTGCTATAAGTTATATTGGGTATTACAAATAATAAGTAAAATATTCCTATACTAATTGAATTTAATGTATATTGAACTATAAAACCATAGTTTCCAATATTAATATAATTTTTAAAATTTATTACGCCAGAACTATCAACTGTTACTAAATTATTTTGAATTACAGTGTTTGATATATCTAATAATTGAAAAGTACCATATTTTTGATAATAAACTGGACTTTCAGAATAAGTCAAATCATGATTATATACAATCGTTTGACTAGTTTGTGTATAAATTAATACAGGATTTATTGTTAAATAATAGTTAACTGTTGTTGTTGTATAATTATAGGTATAATTTACTAATATAATATAATAACCAACATCAATACCATTAGAAAAAGATATTTGTCCATTATTTTGATTTATTAAAACTTTTCCAGATAATGAATTAACATATGATAATGTAAATACACCTTTAGTTGGATTTATAATTGGTAAAACTGATGTAGTTGATAAACCGTAATCTATTACTTTAGTGTTAATTCTATAACTTAAATTTGGTTGTATAACTATATTATAAATAAAATTTGATGAATTGCCATTAACAGTAAAAATAACATTTACTTGATATGTTCCTACAGTTATATTTTCACTAACAAATATAACACCACTATTATTATTAATTCTAACTAAATATTGACTAACTATACTACTTCCTGAAGTATCATAAATAGCAAATATTCCATTAGTAGGATTTGCATAAGGTTTTTCAGATTGTCCCCCTAAACCATAAAATATATTTAATGTACCAACTGAATAATTTAAATTTGGTTGTATAACTAAATTATAAATTGTTGTATTTTGTAAATTATTTAATGTATAAAATATTACAAAAGAATAATTATCAACACTAATTAAATCATTAAAAGCTATTATTCCAGTTGAAATATCTATTTTTACACTTTTATTTAATACTAGTTCACCAATATAATCTTTTATTGTAAAAAATCCATTTAATTGTTCATAAATAGGGGTTAATGAATATGTTACTCCATTTCTTTCATATAATAAATAATTTGTTGAAGGTATATAATTTACTATTGGTAATACATTTAAAGTATACGTAGTTTGATTAGCAACATTATTTAAATTATAATTTATAATAAATAAATTTTTACCTACATTAATACCCTTATCAAAATAGATTATACCACTAGTATCAATTGTAACTAAATTATTTAAAACAAAATTATTACTAAAATCAAATATTGTAAATAAACCTGATTTTTGGCTATAATCAGGTGCAGTTGATATTGTTGAAGTATTATATAGTATTGTTTGTTGATTTACATAATAAATTAAATTAGGAATAACTAATAGATTAAAATATCCTATGGTTTTGATTTCATTTACCAAATAATTAATTAAAAAAATATATTTACCAACATCAATATCATTATTAACAAAAACTATTCCTGTATTTTCATTTACAACAAATGATGTATTTGCATAGTTTATTAAATTAAATGATGTATCATATACATTAAATATACCTCCATTTGGAAATGTATTTGGTCTATTGGTACCAGAAGTTAAACCATAATTAATAATGATTGACGATATTGAATAATAATATTCTGGTTTTATAACAATAGTTGTATTAACAGTATTATATGAATTATTTAATGTATAAATAGTTTGTAAAATATATGTACCTACTAATGTTCCAGTATTAATTGTAATTATACCTGTATTTGCATTAATATTTGAAAAGCCATTTGATTTTAAATTACCAACAATATCTTTTAATGTAAAAATACCATTTTGTTGATTAACATATGGCTTTTCTGAGTAATAAATAAATTGTCTTGTATATTGTAATTCAATATAATCATTAATAATTATCAAATTAGGCTTTACAATTAAATTAAATATTGTATTTGATATAATATTATTTATTAGGTATCTTATATTAAAATTATAAATTCCAACATTAATATTTGGTTGAATTGCTACAATACCAGAAGTATCTATACTCACATAATTATTACTTACATCAAATAGTAAAAATAAGCCATTTTGTGGATTAACATATGGTTTTTGAGAATATTGTGTCGTTGTTTGTTCATATAATTGTGTTAAACTATTATAAAATATTGTAGGAAAAACAGTTAGATAATATAAAAATTGTGTTGCTAATTTATTTATAGTATATAAAACTGGAATAATATAATTATCAGGATATATAAATCTATTAAAAGTTAATACTCCATTTATTTGATTTATTCTAATTTTGTTTGTTATAAATCCAGATATTGAAAAAATACCACTTACAGGATAAACAAAACCTGATACTGAATTTCCAGAATTATCAAAATCTAAATAAAATGTATTAATAGAATAATAAAATAAAGGTGTAACATTTAATGTGAAAGTATTATTATTTGTATTACCATTAACTGTATAAAATATTCTAAAATTATATATTCCAATATTTATTGTACTACTTGGATTTGTATTAACATATATTATTCCACTAGTTGCACTTATATCAATAAATTTTGTTTGATATAAAATATTATCTAATTCAGTAATTATAAAAGTACCTCCCAAAGGTACAGCATTTGGAGCTTTTGATTTTGTTTCAGTGTTATAAATTATTGTCAAAAAAGGTGGTTCGTATTTAATAGAAGGTTTTACTATTACATTATAAATCAAACTCTTATATGCTAAATTATTATAATAAGTAATAAATAATGAATAATTATCCGGGTATGTATTATCTAAATAAAATATTTTACCTGTATTATAATCAGTTGTGATATAATTTTTGCTTATTAAACCTCCTGATAAATCCTTAAAAATAAAGTATCCTCCTAAAGGCAAAACAATTGGAATCGATGAACTATCTGTAATTGGTCTATCATAATCAATTATTTTTGTGTTTTCTCTATAACGAAATGTTGGCATTGCATTTAATTTATATTGTGTTTTTTGTATTATTCCTCTAATATTATAAGATACATTAAAATTATAAAATCCAACAGGTATATTATTACTAAAATTTATAATTCCAGTTATGCCAATTGTAACTCTATTACTAAAAGCTAAATTACCAGAGATATCACTTATTGTAAATATACCACCAGTTGGATTAACAAACGGTGTTTCAGAAGTACCACCTGTTAAATATTCTAGATTTATAATTCCAACACTATAAGTTATAATAGAATTAATAATAAAATTTAATGCAAATAAATTTGATAAATTATTAAATGTATATATTACATTAATTATATTATTTGATATAGGCGCTGTATTAAAAATAGTTATTATTCCTGATATTGTATTAATAATAGCATTACCATTTTTTACTAAACTTCCTATACTATCTGAAATAGTAAAAAATCCATTTTGCGGATTAACATATGGTCTACTAATTGTTTGTGTTTGTAAATATAATATTGATATTTGACTATTTTCATAAATTATATTTGGTAAAACATTAATTCTATATGATACTTGATTTGATGTATTATTTAAACTATATATTGGTATTATAGTATATCTATTAACTGGAATATTTGTATCAAACATTATTTGACCACTATTATTTATAATTGCTTTTTGTGTTGAAACTAAATTTCCAACTGAATCTATAATTGTAAATGTACCTCCTGATTGATCATAAAAAGGAATTTCAGAGTATGTAGGAACAATATTATCAAATAATAGTTGGGTTATTGTATTTGAATATATTAATTTTGGTTTAATTATCAATAATATTGTATTTGTACTTGATGCTGTATAAAAATCAGGTCTAAAAGGTAAAAATGATGCTGAAATAAAATATCTTTTAACACTATAATCAGTAAAACTAAAAATAAATTGTGAATTTGTTGTATTTACAGGTTGTGTAAATAATATATTATTATTATCAAAAACACTTAATAATCCAGATGGAGTTAATATATAATTTAATACTAAACCATTTGTACCACCTATTCTTATATTATTTGTATTTGATGAATATATTGATACTAAATTTTCGGTTGTACCACTAATTAAACTAAACCAATTGACGCCTCTTGTAGAAGATCTTATTATTATACCATTATCACCTACAACTATAACATCATTTTTATTTATTGAATATATGCTATTAAAATTATTTGTTGAATATGTTGTTGATGTCCAATTATTACCATCTAATGTTTTATAAATGATACCATTATTACCAACAATAAATCCTGAAAATAAATCATACATAATTATTGAATTAAATTTTTGATTTATTAAATTTTTATATGACCATGATATACCACCATTTTTTGTCGTTAATATCAAACCATATGACCCTATTATAAAAATATTACTAGCATCTATTGATGTTATATTAGTAAATTGGTTGCTTATATCTGTATAAATATTAAACCATTGATTACCTCCATTTATTGTTTTATATATTTGATTACTTGTTATTAAAAATCCTGTATTAATATATATTTGTGTACTATTAATAATATTTTGTATAATACCAAGATTAATTTTATTTATTGTATTAAAATTATTGTTAGAAATATAAATAGTTCCTGATATAGAAGAAATAATATAACTACTTTGATTATTATAAGAAATATTATTTATTATACCATCTATATTTTGATAAGTTAAACCATTAAAAATAAAACCATTTCTTAAAAATGCATATAAATTATTTATTCCAACAACAGTATTTGTAAAATTTAATGTTTGTCTTTCGAATATTTGTCCAAATGAAACAATAATATTATTTGATATATCTTGATACGTTGAGTTAGTATTTGGTATTGTTAATGTAGTTTGTGTATTTGTTAATATATTAGCTTGTGTATAAGAACTAATGCTAATATAATTTATGGAAGATGCACCAGTTAATACTATATTATTAACTAAAATAACTTTATTTATTCCTACATCTCTATTAATAAAATTAGAATTATATGATAATAAATACACAACATCTTCACTTATAATACCATTAATAACTGGATTAATAACAGTTGCATTTGTATTATTATCAAATCCTTTATCAACACCTGTAAATGTAATAAATAATTCTTTTTTGTTTATATTACCTAATGTTGTAATAGGTATCGTATAATAATTATATGCTAATAATCCACTTAATGTTATATTATTAACTGTAACTGTTTTATTTATACCCACTAAATTATCATTATAAAAAGAATTGTAATCAAAAACATTTATATAATTAATATCTGAACTATAAACACCTGATAATGTAATATTTGATAAATATGCTATTGTATTTTGATCGTAAATTTTAGTCATTACAATTGGTTTTGTTAAAATCAATTTTGATTCAATTACACCAAATAAATATATTGTTTTATTAAGTAAATCATAGTTTTGACTTTTTGATCCAGATAATGTTATATCTGTAACAGTTACTGATTTATTAATACCAACATAAATTGTATCATAAGTTGATAAATAACTATAAACAAATACATCATTAATATCATTTAAAATTATATCAGATAAAATTGGATTTCTTAAATAAGCAATATTATTATTATCATAAATTTTATTATTTACTGTGAATGTTACTTCACAAAATTTTTTTAATATAGTTGCTGAAATACTAGTTATTGGTTGAATTGAATAATTATTACTATCTGAACCAGATAATATTGGATTAGAAAATATAATATTTCTAGTTCCAACAAATATATTATCAAAAATTGAATTATAAGATTGAATTATAACATTATCACTTTCTATAATATTTGTTAAAATATATTGTAATTCAGTAACTGTATTGGTACCATCGTATCTTTTACTACCTCCATAAAATAATGCACTTGTAGGTCTTTGAATAATTTGTGCATTTAATGGTGGTGGATTTATAATTGTATAGTTGTTTATACTAGTTCCATTAATAACTATGTTTGATATATCTAATTGTGTATTTCCAACTAAATAATTTTTATATCTACCTGTAAAACTTGTAATATATATATTATCATTTTCAATAACTGAATTTAATGAAGCACTTATTGTATTTAATATATTATTTGTTTTATCATAAATTTTATTAATATTAAAAAATGAAACAGTAATTGGTTTAGGTGATATAAAACCATAAACAGGTAAAATAGTAATGTTATAATTATTAATTGCTGAACTTGAAAAAACAAGATTTGATATTGTTATTAATTGATATCCATAATTAATGTTTGTATAAGTTGATTTAAATGAAATTATTTTTATATTCTCTAAAGTACCACTTAATGATACTAAATTAAAAGGTCCTGTTAAATTAGTTTTATCATAAATTTTATCACCTCCATATATATAAATAAAAACATTAGATCCATATATAGTACTATATGCTGGTGTTACTGGAAGTAAATTGTAATTTATAACATCGTTTCCACCTAAAATAACATTTGATATATCAACACGATTATAACCTGAATTAGGTGTTATATATTTTGCATTAAAAGATTGAATTAACAAATTATCATTAGGATATACATTATATAAAGTTCCACTAGCATCATATACAATATTTGTACCATCATATGTTTTATTTCCTACATTAAATAATGCATATGTATCTGCTGGGAATATTCTACTTAAAAAAGATAAATTATTTGTTGCATAATAATTATTTGCATCAGAACCACTAAATGTAACATTTGAAACATCAATCAGTTGAAATCCAGTTTGATTACTTCTAAATTTACTAGTATATGAATTTAATGTTATATTATCACCAGATAAAATTCCGCTAAAAATACCAGATATTGTACCTGTATTATATGTTGTATCATATTTCTTTGTTCCTCCTGTAAATGATAAAGTCATACCTTTTGGAGTTATTATTCCACTTGATGATAAAAATGTAAAAGAATAATTACCACTATCAGATCCTCCTATACTATAAGTTGTAGCATTTATTGGAACATTATTACCACAATTTACATCTGTATAAACACCTAATAAATTTAAAAATAAAATATTATCACCTTCAATAATATCAGTAAAATAACCATAAAAATTTGGACCTAAATTTGTTAGAGCATTATAAATTTTTATTGAATTTGTAATACCAAAACTTGCTGGTTTTTTATTTATTGTTGTATAAATAGGTGGAGTTGGAATTATATTATAATTATCTAGAGTTGAACCAGTAAGTATAATATTTGATATGTCAATTCTTCTTTGACCTACTTGAGATGAATTAAATTGACTTGTATAACTAGCTATATCAATATTTTCATTATTTGCAATATTTATTATTGAATATGTTAATGGTCCTGGGATTACTGTTTTATCATATATTTTTGTTCCTCCTGAAAATGTTGGGAATAGGTTTCTTATGGTAATTGTACCAGACGATGATAATATTGGTAATATAAAATAATTATTTACAGCGGTTCCACTTAATGTAACATTTGAAATATCAATAATACCTCTACCTATATTTTGACTTTTAAAATTGGCATCATAATAAGTAATTGTAATTGGATATAGATTATTTGTTATTGTATAAGATAAATTATATGCATTTCTAATACCATCATAAATTTTATTGAGACCGCCAAATGTAATTGTTAATGATCTATAATTTATATAACCACTAATTGAAATTTTAAAATTTGATTTATAATTCGGAAAATTACTACCAAAAATAACTATATTTGAAATATCAATAGTATTTTCTCCAGCATTATTTGAAGTAAAGTTTGCAGTGTAAGTAAGTATTGATACTGAATCTCCTACTTCTATATTTGTAAGATAAGGTGAAAACGTTAAATTAACAACTGATGTTGAATCATATACTTTATTCTTAATAAGTGAATTTATCATAATAGGTTTTTGATGTATTATTGCTGAATAATTTGGAATAGGTGCTATATAATTATTTGATGTATCACCTGCTAATAATATATTTGTTACTATAATACTATTAAGACCAGCATTAAAATTACTAAATTGAGAATTAAAACTCTTAACAAAAATATATTCATTCGTTACTATTCCACTTAAACTAATAGTTATTTCTCCTGTGTTTAATTGTTTATTATATATTTTAGAACCACCAAAAAAATTAACTATTAATGATCTTAAATATATTGTGGCTAATAATGGTGGTACTGGTTTTATAAAATAATTTAAACTTGTTGGTCCCTTTAATATTATATTCGATATATCAATTAAAACTATACCTGTATTAGGATCTTTAAATGTGCCAATAAAACTAGAAATTGTTACATTTTCAGTTCCAATAATACCACTAATAGTTCCATAAAGATCGTTACCTGCATTTCTTAATGAATCATATATTTTTGATCCATTATAAAAAGTTAGTACTACTTCTTTTTGGCTTATAAAAGCTGTAATTGGTGGTACTGGAACTACATTATAATTCGTGTATGTTAAACCAGCTAATATTATATTAGAAATATCAATTAATTGATAACCTGTATTTGGATTTTTGAATCTAGTATTATAAGTACTTATTGATATTATTTCAGTTCCAATCATACCACTCAATGACCAATAAGTTGGACCTGTATTATTAGTACTATCATAAATTTTATCTCCGCCAAAAAAACTAGCTACTACATTTTTTTTATAAATATAAGATGTAAACGGTATTGATATTACATAATAATTAGTCCAATTTATACCTTCAATAATTATATTAGATACATCAATTGTGACAGGTCCAACATTTGGATTTTTAAATCTAGAAATATAAGTACTAATTGTTATTATTTCGTTAGCTACTTGTCCACTTAATGACCAATATATTGGTCCTGTATTATTAGTACTATCATATATCTTTTCTCCCCCTGTAAACTTTGCAATTAATGCTTTTTGATATATTTGTCTTAAAATAGGTGGTACTGCTTTAATAATATAGTTAAAACTTGTTGGTCCCTTTAAAATAATATTAGAAATATCAATCAAAACTAATCCAATATTAGGATCTTTAAATGTTCCAATAAAACTTGAGATTGTAACAATTTCATTTCCAATAATACCACTAATAGTTCCATAAAGATCGTTACCCGCATTTCTGTTAGAATCATATATTTTAGATCCATTATAAAAAGTTAATACTACTTCTTTTTGGCTTATAAAAGCTGTAATTGGTGGTACTGGAATTAAATCATAATTAGTATAAGTTAAACCAGATAATATTATATTTGAAATATCAATTAATTGATATCCAGTATTTGGATTTTTAAATCTAGTATTATAAGTACTTATTATTATTATTTCAGTTCCAATTATTCCACTTAATGACCAATAAGTTGGACCTGTATTATTAGTACTATCATAAATTTTATCTCCGCCAAAAAAACTAGCTACTATATTTTTTTTATAAATATAAGATGTAAACGGTATTGATATTACATAATAATTAGTCCATTTTATACCTTCAATGATTATATTAGATACATCAATTGTGACAGGTCCAGCATTTGGATTTTTAAATCTAGAAACATAAGTACTAATTGTTATTATTTCATTAGCAACTTGTCCACTTAATGACCAATATAATTGTCCTGTATTAGTTGTACCATCGTATATCTTTTCTCCACCTGTAAACTTTGCAATCAATGCTTTTTGAAAGATTTGTCTTAAAATAGGTGGTACTGCTTTTATAGAATAGTTAAAACTAGTTGGTCCCTTTAAAATAATATTAGAA